TAGCGAAGATGATTTTGAAGGTGATATGGGTTGGTTTCCAGTGGGCAACGCCTGTTATAAAAGATTTTTGAAATAAATAAAATACCCAGCGGTCGGGTTATAGACCGCAAGGAGTATGTAATGGTAGATGTAACAGAACAGGCAAAGCAGGCTTATAAGCTTGCAATTATCGGTTATTTGCGTGAGCGTTGCAAGACCGACACTTATCTTGCGGAAGCGTGCAAGAAAGAAAACAAGTCGCTTGACGGTTGTATTAAATACATAACGGAGCAGGCACGAAAAAAGGCAGAAAATAATGTCACTGTTGTTCCGGACGCAGAAGTTTTTGAATGGGCAGTGCATTATATTCTGGAAGATTCACTGAACTGCGAAACAGGTAAAAAATCAGAAGAAAAGACAGCGGAAAAATCTGTTGAAAGCCCAGAAAAAGAAAAGCCGGTTTCTGTAAAGAAGTCAAAAAAGACTATTGCAGAAGAAGCTCAGCTCGGTTTTGACTTCTAAGGGGTTGTTATGACAGTAGAAGAATTAAAACAAAGATACAAAGTTATCGAAACAAAAAGAATTAATGATGATATTGTCAGCGTTGATTTGTACCACGATGAAGAAAAATCAAATTATCTGCATATCAAACTTTTGTTTGCTTATAACAAACTGCATTATACAGGTGATTTTGGGACTTATGTTTTTGGAGAAAATATTAGAAATATTTTCAACTTCTTTAAGGGAGAAAGAATTAACGAAGGATATTGGCAAGAAAAATGTGAAGCCGCAAGTAGTCCAATAATCCCGGATGAAGTAGACCTGGAAAAAGTTGAAGCAGCAGTACGGGATTATCTTAAAGAAAATGAAATAGAAATCACTAACGATATTGAAGAAGAAATATCCCTCAGTTTCTATTATATGGATTCAAATGCCTATAGAGCGTATGACAAAATTGAGGAGCTTCTTAGTAGTTTGGATTTGTTTTATGATAGTGAAATGGTCGGGGATATTATAAGAGCCGGATGTTTTTATCACGGAGGATTTATTTATGCCTGTGAAGTTATTCAGTGGGTATCAAATAATCTTGATGAATGGCTTGGAGAAAACAAAAATGGAAGAAGTGTTTGATATATCATTTTTGCAAAGACAAAATAACCGTGCCTGTGAGTTTCCTGTAATTGCGGGGCGACAGTTGGAAGATATTGTCCGTGAGAAAATGGGAACGGAAAACTTTCACGCTAATTTGTCTTATTTTTCCTGGCTTGATTACGATAGTAAAATTGGAATTATTGAAGAAGTTTACGGAGCAAAATGGAACAAAAAAGGATTTACAGTTCAAAAAATTTTTGTAATTCCAGCGGATAAAAAATACTGTCCGCTGTCAAAAAACTGCTACTATGAAATAGGCGGATGTGGTGCTGGCTTTCATTCTTACGGTTACGACGGCAAGAACGCGAGGTATTACGGCTATATGGATGGCTTTGACTTTTCGACCATCAAAACAGAAAGAGTTTCCAGAGAACAACTTTTTGACCTTGACCGCATTTTGTGGCTTGACAGTTCTTTGGAGTATTGTGCGTATAAGTCCGGCGGCGGTATTTATGCGATTGACTACATAGGACTTTACAGAAAATATCCGATTTGTGAAATGCTTATGAAGTTAGGCATAAAAAGAATGTGGAGCGAAAAGGCTTTGGATTTTATCACGAAAAACAAAGACTTTCAGAAGTGGCTTTTCAAAAATGCTGACAAAGTTTCTGATATGGCTTTTCAGACTGCAAAAAACGCTTTCAAGAAAAATGCAAGCGGAGATCCACAAGATTATTTAAGTTCTTTGAAATATCGTATTCAGTGCGGAAAAGATGTGCGGTTTACGAATGAAGCAGTTTACAAAAAGGCTTTGAAGTATGCGACACAAGAAAAACTTTCTGACTACATCAAAGATAATAATATCGCTAGTGAATCTTATGGGGATTATTTGACCGCCTGCGACTGGCTTCATCTTGATTTTGCAGATACAAAAGTTCTTTTTCCGAAAGACTTCAAAACAATGCACGATGATTACACTGCTCAATATGCAGAGTACAATCGGCAGCAAGAAGAAAAGAAATACGCTGAATTGACTGAAAAAATGAAACAACAGGCTGAAAAGTTCGCTTTTCTTTCCAGTTTCAAAGACAGTTCTTATTGTGTAATAGTTGCAAAATCAAAGTTTGACCTTATCAATGAGGGTGAAAAACTTCATCATTGTGTAGGTCGTATGGATTATGACAAGCGGCAGGCAGAGGGTAAAAGTATTATCTGTTTTATACGCAAAAATGATGATATTGAAACACCTTTTGCAACTGCTGAAATTAAAATCGGAAACAGTCTGGCCGTGCAACAGTGCTATGGTGATAAAGACAGAACTGTGCCGGAAGTGCAGGACTTTGTTTCCGCTTGGTTAAAGTATTCAAATAAGCAGTATAAGAAGCTGCAAGGAGCGTAAAAATGAAATTTGTATTTGATAAAGAAACACTTGTTAATGAAATAACTGTTGCACAAAAAATTATTGCAACAAAAAATGCTGCGACAGTATTTTCAAGTGTATATTTGGAAGCAGGGGATAATGTTCTTATTATTAAAGCCGCTGGTTTAAGCGGAACTTTTCAGACAAAAATTCCTGTAGAGACTGTAGAAAAAGGTTCTGCGATGGTTTTTTGCGATAAACTTATGAGTATTTTGGCTTCTATTCCAGACGGTGAAGCAGAATTTTCATTGCAAGAAAAAGACGCTGTTGTAAAATCATTAATGGTAAAGCTAAAGTACAAACTTAAATGTATGTCAACGGATAAATACCCGGATTTTGTATCTGTAGATGAAAAATCTTTTTTTTCTGTTCCAGCAAAAGATTTTAAGGAAATGGTTAAAAAAACAAATTTTGCTGTAAGTGTTGATACTGCAAGATATTTTTTAACAGGGGTGTTGTTTGAAAAAAAGGACAATAAACTTGTTCTTGTTGCTACAGACTGTAGAAGACTTTCATTTTCAGCAAAAGAAGTTCCGGGGCTGGTGGATTTTACATCTGTAATTGTTCCGCCGAAAGTTCTTAATATTGTAATTGGAAAACTTTCCGATGAAGGATCAGTTGATATTGCGATTGCAGAAAAAAATATCTTCTTTAAGTATGGCAATTGTATTTTCTCTGCAAACTTAATAGACGGACAGTTTCCGAATTACAACCGTGTTATTCCTGCTTCTCATACAGGCGAGTTTATTGTTTCTAAAAAAGAAATTGACAAGGCTTTGAAGCATATTTCTGTAATGACTGATAAAGCATCAAAAATACTACTTGGTGTTGTTGGTTCTGGTGTATGCTCTGTAAGTTCTGTATCTGGAGATTTTGGGGAAGCAAAAGAAGAAATTGGCTGCCAGTATACAGGTGAGGAATTTACATTTGCGATAAATTGCAAATATCTTGCAGACTTCTTGAAAGTAGCACTGGACGAAGATATAACCTTTGAGTTTACAGATGAACTTAAAGCGGTTGTTCTTAAACAGAAATCATCAGAAGATGATATTTATATCATTATGCCAATGCAGAAATAAATGTTAAGTGGGGATGTTTCATCACCAGTTTTAGTGACGGTGGTGTCGTCCCCGTTTTTGCCGTCGTATCTAACAATCACCCGGCTTTATGCCAGGTGTAAATTGCAGTTTGTTTTGAATAGAAGGAATAAAAATGAAAACAGAATTAAAACGTAGGCTTTTCGATAATGCGAAAAGTCTTTGTGATTTTGTAAATGAATACAAGATTACAAAAGAAAATATCCAGTCAATTGTCGAATTTGCGGAAGCCTTCGCCCTTTTTTATTGGGAGATAACAGAATGAAAGTTGAAAAACTGATTGAAGAAATGGATCTTGATGATAAAAGAGGATAATCAAGATATAATTCGTTTTTGTGGGGTTGTATGGAAAAAGTATCGCTTGTCTTGAAACGAATAGAAAAACTTTCTTTTGAGCCGCCTGCTCCTGGAACAGATGAACGGTTTGCGTTGCTGAATGTACTTAACCTTTGTCGTGCAAAACATGGTGATTATGTAAGAGTAACATTCCAGCCGCCTTATAAAAAGCGTTCTACTGGGGACTTGTCGCAAAATCATAAATTAAACGGAATGATTATGCAGATTTGCAAGGAAACTGGCAGCAGTTACGACGCCGTAAAAAATAAAATAAAGATGATTGCCGTTGAAACAATGGGCTATCCTTATGAAGATTTCCAGGGCGTTATAACACCGAAAGGCGAACGTGATTGCAATACGGAAGAGTGCGCAATGCTCATAGAAGCAGCATATATGCTTGGGGCAGACCTTGGAATCGTATTCAAAGAAGTTGATTGACTTTTTATAAAATATACTGTACATTATGAGGGGTACGAAATGAAGAAGAAAGTTATTTATGTTTCCGGGAAAATAACCGGAACAAGCGATTATGCCGACCGTTTTTCAGCAGTAGAGGACAGGCTGATTGCGGAAGGCTACGAGGTTCTGAATCCTGTACGGACAGGAAAATGGCTTGAGCGTTATCTTGAGCCGGAAAAACCGACTTGGGTTCAGTATATGAAGTATGCCATTGCAGCAATGATGAAAGCTGACTATATCTATATGATGAGCGGATGGAAGCAGAGCAAGGGCGCACGGCTGGAACGTTTTCTGGCACGTGTTCTGAACTACAACATTATCTACGAGGAAAAATGAGCAGCAGGACAGGAAAATTATCAAAAAGGACGTATGAATTCAATCGTGTAAGAACTGCACGTATAATTTTGGAATTGTACGGAACAATTCAAGCGCAACCGCTCCTCAAAAGAATCGGCTTTGCGCTTCGTGTTGTTTTCAAAAGGCTTCCGAAAGAAAAATGACGGAAGAACAGAAAGAACAGCGCAGACAGGCTTTGACACGTTCCGGCGGACTATGCCCTGTCTGCGGTGGTTCGCTTAATCAGTACGGAACGCCGCAGTATGCGCATAAAATAGCGAATACAGAACCGAACCGCCGGAAATACGGTTCTTTCTTTATTGACCACTGGATGAACGGCGATTATGTTTGTTCTTTGGGCTGTAATTCGTCCTGCAACATCGGCAACAATCCGGGAAAGGTTCTGGGGCTTCTTGCAGATATTTTGCTTTATGAAATGAGGAAATTTTGAAAGGTGATGATAAAATGAAAAAAAAGGAAACTAAATCTGAATACTACGCACGTACAACTAAGGCTTTTAAGTTGCAGTTTAGAAAAGAAGCTGACGCTGATGTAATTGAAAAATTAAATAGCGTATCAGCAAAAACAGATTACGTGCGTAAACTTATTAGAAAAGATATTGAAGAATCAAAAAAACAATGATGTTAAAAGCGGCTTTTTGGTCGCTTTTTTTATTTGCCCGATTTTGCGTAAAAAAACAATAAAAAAAGATAAAAATTTGCATAAAAATTAAAAAAACTGTTGACATAAATAAATATATACAGTACATTATAAACATAAAGAACAACAGCCCAGTGCCAGGGCGATATAGCACAAGGATAAGAAAATGATGAAACTTTATAAAGATGTAAAAACAAAGGACCACGATGAGAGGGAAGATAAATGTGATTATAACAAGGGTAATCCATGTTTGATTTGCGGAAGAGCGGTCCAGGAGACTTCAAATATCAAAATGCTTCGACTTGTTCGTAATGGAGCTTATATCACTGATAGCGAAGATGATTTTGAAGGTGATATGGGTTGGTTTCCAGTGGGCAACGCCTGTTATAAAAGATTTTTGAAATAAATAAAATACCCAGCGGTCGGGTTATAGACCGCAAAAAAATAAGATAGTTCGGACATAATGCGGACACATTATAGCCGAACTATATTAAACTATCTCTGTATTAGTATGCCTTGATAGTCAAAGGATATAGAAGAAGAGGGTGTGTTATGAATGAATTATACCTGTCAAAAGGGTATTACAACTTATGTATGGCAATACTCAAGCAGGCAAAAAAGGATGCAAAATCAAAAAAAAATAAATATGAAGTGGATTGTTTTTTTTAACAATTCGTATGTATTTGATTTATGCAAGGATTATATTGAATTGTACAGGAATAAAGAAGTTAAACTATACAAGTTAAAAAAAGAATATTTAAGGGGTTAATTATGTTGGTAAAAAAAATAGTAAAAGGTAAGAGAATTATTTACAGAAAAGCAGGTTTTTTGGATTGGTTTCAAAAAAATGAAGATGAAATCTGTGTTGTTTTCGGGGCAGTAACAGTAATTGCTTGTGCTGTTTTGTCTTTGTTCTGGGGGTAGGTATGACTGTTTTTTGTGCTCCAGAGGGATTAAAAAACTTTGAAGATACAAATAGTATTATTCCGTTTGGAACTTTATATAGTTATGTAAAAAAAGAGGGGATAGAATAGGTTAACAGAAAAAAGTAAAAAAAAGAAGGAAGGGATAATGGAAATAACAAATATCAATGAATTTGTAAGTGATTTTATTTTTCAGCTTAAAAACAATTATTCAGAAGAAAATATAAAAAATACTTTGTACATAATGCTATACAAAAAATCTGAAAATAATTGTACTGATTTAGTTGTGCAATGTGACAATGACAATCTTATTAGAAAATTTGTAGTGTGCAAGAAAATCGAAGGGTTAAGTGAAAGGTCAATAAAAGTATACGTTTATAATCTGGGGCATTTTTACAAATTCATTCAGAAGGATTTTTTACAGATTACAACGGATGATGTGCGGTATTATCTAGCAGTGAATATTCAAAAAAAAGTGTCAGAAAAAACTATATTACATCGAAAACGCACCTTATCAACCTTTTATAGTTTTCTTGAGCAGGAGGGATTGGTTGTGAAAAATCCTGTTACTGCTATTAAAACAATAAAAACTAAAAAGCAGGTTAAAGAGCCTGTGGAAGATTTGGATATTGAGAAAATCCGGGATTATTCAATGCCTACAAGAAACAGGGCGATTTTTGAAATGTTGCTGTCTACAGGAATGAGGATCAGTGAATTATGCAGCTTGAACACAGATGATATTGATTTTAAAAATAGTCAGTGTATCGTATTGGGAAAGGGCAATAAAGAACGGGTTTGTTTCTTAAATGCCCGTGCTGTTTATTGGATTCAAAAATATCTTGCTGAAAGAACAGATAAAGACAAGGCTTTGTTTGTATCTGAATTAAAACCGCATAACAGAATTGAAATCTCTTGCGTAGAAATATTTTTGAGAAAAATTGGCCGGGATTTAGGCATAAACCTTCATCCGCATAAGTTACGAAGGACTGTTGCGACGGAAGCAATAACAAGGGGTATGCCTATTGAGCAGGTACAGATAATGCTCGGACATAATTCAATAAGCACAACAACAGAATATGCAATAACGAAAGTTAAGGATGTGAAATATAATCATTCAAGATTGTTGCAGTAGTTTATTGACATAAAAAAGTAAAATGATTCTATTGATTATAGAGAAATTTTTATGACAAAATCCCTGTAAGGTGAAAGTCTGATTCAATCAGTGCGTTACGAAAGTAACCTAGCCTAACAGGGATTTTTTTTATTCAAATTCAACTGTTTCTTTTATTTCCATATCTGATAATTTCAAAGTAATTTCAAACCTATCTTTGAAAAGCAATATTTCTTTTATGAATGTATGAGTAAGCTCAAAGCGGAAAGTTTCATCCTGCATATTGCCGGAGCAGTATTTTTTCAAGAACTTTTCAATTTCCGGGGCGGTCAAGTTTTTGCTTTCTGATTTTTTTTCTGTTGCAATTTTTACCTGTAAATCACTTTCAAGATGTTCAAGTTCTTGCAGTCTGTCTTTGGTTGTCGGTGTTATAATTCCCTGTTCTATTGCTGCAATTATGTTGTTTTTTGACTTCTGCACATTTTTCAATTCTGTTTGAAGTTCTTTCAGTTTATCCAGAGAATTATCTTCTTGAAGTGAGCAGGCTTTTTCTGCAAGTGTCTTAATCGTTTTTCTGTCCAGTATTTTGTTTTTGATTGCTTCGATAACTGCATTTTCTACAATTTCCATTTTGCGAGTAGGATTGTTGCAGTTTTTGTGTTCTTTTCTGTTCAGACAGTAAAGACGGAAAAAAGCAGGTTCTCCGTTTTTGTATGAGTGTGAAACAATGACGTGTCCGCCACATTCACCACAATTTATTAAGCCGGATAAAGCGTATTTTCTTTTTCCTTTTCCAGCGTTTGGACTTCTTTTATTTGCAAGTCTTTTTTCTTTTGCTTTTTCGTAAGTTTCACGTGAAACTATGGCTTCGTGATTATCTTCATAAACGAATGTTTCACCGTCGTATGTGTTGTAGATGTATTTTCCAGTGTAGACTTCATTTTGCAATATTAGTTTTAATCCACTCATTGAAAGTTTAATTCCGTATCTTTCCCTTGCTTTTTTGATGATGTTTGCATAAGAAATTCCGTCAATATAACTTTGAAAAGCGAATTGAACTACTGGAGCTTTTACTTCATCTATAACAAGCGATCCGTCAATTCTTTTGTAGCCGACTGGGGTAACTCCACCGTTTGACTTTTTCTTTAGTGCGTTTTCGTATTTTCCACGCTTGGTGTTTTCTGACAGGTTTACTGAATAATATTCAGCAAGGTTTTCCAAAAATCCTTCAATGAGTACCGCTGTTGAATCGTTTGGTATTTGTTCTGCGGCATATTCTATTTGTACTTTGTTTTTCTTTAATCTTGTTTTATGAATTGCACTGTCATAACGGTTTCTGGCAAATCTATCGGTTTTGTAAACAAGCAATACATCAAACATACCTTTGTCGCTGTCATTCAACATCTGTCTGAAAGCAGGTCTGTTGTCATTTTTCCCGGTCATAGCACGGTCAATATATTGATTTGTAATTTTATAACCTTTTTTCTTTGCGTATTCAGTGCAAATACGGATTTGCCCTTCAATACTTTCCTCACGCTGATTAGAACTGCTGTAGCGTGCGTATATTACGGCTGTATTGCCGTTCATAAAATCACGTCCTTTCTTTTGTATTGACTAAAATTGTTTTATCACTATAATACGATTAGCTGTTTAGCTGACGGTTAGATGTTCTTCTGGTGTTGAACGTTCCATTAGAACACCGGGAGAACAATTTTTATGAAACCTTATATTTACAAGGTTACTGATAAAGTAACTGGCGAATTTTACATCGGCAGTCAGTGCCGTGGTAAAGTAATAGGTAAAAATTATTTCACATCTTCAAAAAATAAAATATTCAAAAATAAGTTCAAGTCAAATCCTGCTCAATTTGAAATTAAAATTATTGGCACTTTTACTAATCCAGAGTCTTGTGTTTTGCAAGAAAATATTTTCATCAAGTTTTATATCAAAAATCCTTTATGCTTAAATAAAAACTATGTTATCGGCAAGGAACACCAATTTTGTATGAGTGGATGTACTGGTGAAAAAAATCCCTTTTATGGCAAGCAACATAGTAAAGAAACTAAATACAAAATTTCAGAAGCTAATAAAGGTCGATTGTCTGCAAGAAAAGGTTGCCATTTATCAGACGAAACAAGAAAAAAATTATCAGAATTGAAAAAGGGTAATACACCTTGGAATAAGGGAAAACATTTTTCTGCTGATATAAGAAAAAAGATTTCAGAATCAAATAAAGGACATATTTCATTTAATAAAGGCAAACATTTATCAGACGAAACTAAAATGAAACTTTCTATATCTCATATAGGGGTTTCTCCGTCAGACGAAACAAGAAAAAAATTATCTGAATCACATAAAGGTAAAAATAATTTTTTCTATGGTAAACATCATACAGAAGAAACAAAACAAAAACTGTCTGAATTACATAAAGGTAATACACCTTGGAATAAGGGAAAATCGCAGTATTTCAACAGAAGAAAAATAATTTGTATAGAAACACAAATTGTTTATAGTTCTGCTAAAGAAGCCGGTATTTCTAATAATATTGCTCCTAGTAATATTACTATGTGTGCACAGCATAAATACAAACAGGCAGGTGGTTTTCATTGGGAATATGCTGATTCACATATTCCAACTCCTTAATAATTTTACGACAGCCGTTTGAGCGGCCTTGTCTGCATTTCTGTATAATTCTATGAGGTATTTTTCACTGTCTGTTATTTCATCGGTGAGCGGTTCAGTGTTTCCGAATAACTGACTTACAGAGCGTATTCCGTACAGTTCGCAAAGTTCCAGAAGAACATCAGCGTCCGGCTTCCGTTTTCCACTTTCCCAGTAGGATATTGCTGACGGTGTGATATTTAAGGCTGCACAGACTTGTTTTCTTGACATCTTTTTTTGTTCCCGGAAATATCGTAAGCGTTCCGGTAGTCTGTCAATGTTTTCCAATAAAAATCAGTCCTTTCTTGAAGTTTTTAACAATCTTTCAATTTTAATTATATGTTTAATTGCCATTTTGTCAACTTTTTATATAAATATTGTAATTGAGTTTAACTTTGTGTTAATTTCTTTGTGGAGGTGATTGGTTTGCATAAAGGAATTGCGTCAGCGTCCGTTCGATACGCTTTGAAAAAAACAGGAATGAGTATAAAGGAACTTTCAAGGCGTACAGGCGTAAATTATCACACTGCAAGAAACGGCATATTGGGAAAGACATCTATGCAGTCCGACCATTTTCTCCGTTATGCAGAAGTTTTAAACATAGATTTGCAGCAGGGGGTGTACTTTGGAGCGTTTGGCAAAAATAATACTGAAACTTGCTAAAGAATATTATAATTTTTGAAAAAATGTAAAAAAATGCAAAAAATATATTGACATAAAAACAAAATTACAGTACTGTATAGACATAAAGAACAGCAGCCCAGCACCGGGGCGATACGGTAGCAAGGAAAAGAAAAATGAGTACACGCTCAAACATTTTTGTTGATTTTATTGGTGAGAGAAAACAGTTTTATCACCATTGGGACGGATACGTTGAAGGTGTAGGAAAAGATTTGCTTGTTCGTATGAAAATGGCCATTGCAAGAGCAAGAAAAGCGATTCCTTATTCACTAAAAGATGATACTTTTGGTCTTAGAACAGAAAGAGCCTATAAAGAGTTTCTTAATCTTCTGGAAGAAGAAGGTTCTTATGAATCGGAAGAAATTGGACTTCACGGAGATATTGAATATTTATACTACGTGAAGTTTGTTCCTGGAGAAAAAGACACTGTTTCATATACGAAAATAAATTGGCAGAAACTTGAAGATAAAAATTATTTTCAAAATCTTGAAACTGCTGAATGTGGAGTACATCGAATTTGTTTAAGCATTAAACAGGATTAAAAAACAGCCCAGCGGTCGGGATATAGACCGCAAGGAAGATATATGATAACTAAGGCAGAAAGAAAAGAAGTTTGGATTGACCAGATTAAAACAGCCATTTTTGCAGCAGGTAACGCTGTTAAATATAATCCAGAGGATAACGGAACTTGTAATTTTGATTCCGTTATGGTTAAAAAAGAAAAAGGTTTCACATACGATGAAATAATCGCAATGTTCAAAGAGTGCGGACTTTATGCTTATAAAGGAAGCGGCTGGAATAAGGGATGGATAGTTATTCCTGGTAATTGCGGACAGGCTAATGCTCGTACTCGTTGGGCAGAAGCTTTTAAAAAATCTCTTGAAAGACAGGGATTTGAAACATCGATGTATTATCAATGTGATTAAAAATAAAGCCCAGCCACCGGGCAATGGGTGGCAAGGAGTATGTAATGCCAAAGAAAATAAATCTGACAGATATGCAGGAACATCTGTTTGAAATGGCTGAAAGGTTGCTTGATGATGAAGTCTGTTCTGACACAGAAAAACTTCAAGCAGAAATTAACAAGGCAAATGCACTTGTAGGAATTGCGGGGCAGGTTATCCAGATTAAAGATGTTGAAAATAAAACAAAGGAAGTCAACATCAAGGCAATGCAGATCGCTCATGACTGCGGTTTATTGTATGAGCCGGAAGGGATGAACTTTAAGCAACTTCCCAGTAATAAAAAAAGCGATATTAAAATCGGGCCTTACGGGGAATACGAAGATTGATGCTATCCGGCAGGAATATCGGTTTGGTGTTCCTGCTGGAGAAGTGGAGAAATGTGCCGCAAAAATTGAGGAGCTTATATGGCAAGAAAAATGGAGTTAGATGATTTACAAACTTTGGATGATGTTTCTTGTGAATTGATTGGAATTGCTGAATTACTGGATTTTAGTAGCATAGAAAATCTAACTGAAAGCGGATGTAGTGGAATAGTAAATATATTGCTATCTTGCGGACAAAAAATTGAAAATATCGTTAAAAAATGCTGTAATACGCACGAGGATTGAAAAAATCGGGGGTGTTTTGCAAAAAACGTATTTCTATATGTCCGGGGCAGTTTTAACGCTTTAGAAACGATATTTGTAAACATCGTTGATGTTTTACATATATGGGCGGTCGTTGACCGTTCGTCCTAAAAAGGACACTATTTCGAAGCTCATCGTAAACGAGCAATGAAAGGATAAACAGTGCGAAACAGCAAGCCAGCAAACTTTTCAGTTTTATGTTGACATTTGAAAGATTTGTATGTACAGTTAAGCAACTGCGTTGCAGGAAAAAAGTAAGACTAGGAAATATGACCACTTTCCCAGTCTTATTTTGAGACTAAAAAGCCTTGTGCTTTAACCGTGTGGTCAAGCGGAGCAATTATTTGTTCCGTTACGGTTGGAGTACAAGGCTTTTTTCTTTTTTAGGCGGTTTATATGACTGTAAAGGAATTGGCAAGTTTCACAGGAAAAACAGAAAGAACTGTTCAAATGTGGGTAAAAAAGACTGGCGAAAAAAATTTCGTCAGTTGGCGAAAAATTTTCGTCTGCGGGGCACGGGAAAGTTGTTGATTATTCAGTTGATGAAGTCGAGCAGATATTGCTTAATTCATCAATGAGCAAAGACGCTGTTTCTATTCTTATGCAAAATGCAAGGCAGAATAAAAAACAGACTTCTACACTCACTGACAGAGATGTGGAATTGATAAGCAGCATTGTTTCTTTGACTGTTGCAAAAACTATTGAACAGTTCGACAACAGAATGAAAAAGATTGAAAATCGCATTGAAGAAAGACAGGCTCTTCTTCCGGCAAGAAAAAAGGATTCGAGATCACATATTACAGAACTCGTAAGAAATTATGCTTTTAATCACAATATGAATTATAACAATGTATATTCACTGTTATATCGTGAATATGGTTATAGAACTCATTCAAATCCTACAGTTTCTGCGTATAACAGGCACGTTACAACGATTGAATATATTGAGCAGTCTGGAAATATAGAAATTCTTGAAAGTATTGCTATTGAAATGCTTAGATAAAAAATACGCAAATTTTGTTAAAAAATAAGAGGTTTTTATGAAAAAAGACGCAAAAAATAATGAAAAAACGATTACTTTAGATGAAATTCTTCAAAAAATCGAAATAACAAATGAAGATGATATTTTATTCTTTATGAAAGGATTTTTTGATTATTGTCCTTTGGAATCTACAATAAAAGAAAGACCTATAGTCATAGAGAAAGCAGAACTTCCAGATACAAAAGAAACGTGGCAGGAAATTGCTTCAATGCTGGCAAGTCTTATTGTTTTGGATTGTGAAAAAAAGGGGTAAAAAATGCGTATTGTAAATCATCATTCATTCAATACTGCTGTTGCAGAAGATTTTGGAGTTGAAAAGGCAATTATTCTCGAACATTTTGTTTTCTGGGTAAGAAAAAACTATGCTAATCGTAAAAATATTTATAAAGACGGAAAAGCATATACATATAACTCAGCGGAAGCGTTTGCAGAAATATTTACTTATTTCAAAGCCAGGAAGATTGCAGAACTTCTGCGACAAATGGAAGCTGACGGATTGATACAATCAATTCAGATACACGGAACAGACAGAAAAAAGTCTTATACCGTTTCTGATAAAGGCTGGAGTTATTATACTGTACAAGTTTCTGACAGTGGAATGACCGAAACTGAACCAATGGATTGTCAAGATAACGACGCTCCATTGTCGGAAAACTGTATAATGGAAAATACCGAAGTTCGATTTTCTTCTATTACAGATATAAAACAAACAGATATAAACACAGATAAAGTGTCGCCTGTCGGCGGACACGTTCCAAAATCCATTGAACCAAAAGCGATTGAACTTGCTAATTTGATGTATGAGCTTCATAAACAGGTAGATCCAAAACTTAAATCACCGAATATTGAAAAGTGGGCAGCAGACATTGAAAAAATAAACAGGCTGGATGGTCGCTCTTATGAAGATATTGAAAAAGTTATTCGCTGGATTAAAATTCCGGGAAACTTTTGGTTTGCAAATATAATGAGTGGGAATAAATTAAGATTGCAGTTTTCAAGATTATACATTGAAGGCTGTAAGAATATAAAAAAGGGTTATAAGCCTGTTATGCAAAATGATGTGTATAAAGGTAATGGTGAAGATTGGTAGGAGTGATTTGATGTTGGGAAATGTAGAAATTATAGATACACAAAATATGATTGATGTAATTGGTAAATTTCCTGTGAGAAGTCAAGAGGAAATTGATAATTATAAACGTATGGAAGAGCAGGGTAGAATTAATAATTTTCATAAGAATTGCGGTCTTGATTCTGAATTTTTCGGGGCAACGATTGATTATGAAAAATATTCTCTGGAAGTAAAAAAATCACTTAAACAGTTTGTTGAAAAAGTAAAAAATGGTGAAGGTGGGTTTCTTATAATTAATGGCAATGTTGGAACTGGAAAAACATCTGCGGCTGCTGCTGTTATGAATGAATTACTCACAGGCACTTATCTTGATATGTTGGAATTGGACTTAAAACTTGATTCTGTAAGTAGGTTTAATTCTCAGGAAAGTAAAGAGAATTATATGCACAACTTAGCAAGTTGTAGATTGCTTGTTCTTGATGAAGTAGGACGTTTTCCTTATCGTAAACAGGAAGAACAGCCGATTTTGTTTTATTTAATGAACAAACGTTTTCAAAATAAACGTCCGACAATAATTTGTACAAATATGACATCAAAAGAGTTTGCAGATTTTATTGGGCAGGCTTTAATTGATAGAATAAGGTCAAATCGAATTCGTATTGAATTAAACGGATCAAGTTTGAGGTAGTTATGACAAAGTATACTCCAGAAGTTATTGAATATCTTAAAAAAAATAGTGATACACCTTTAAAAATACAAATTGAAGAACTTGAAGAAAAGTTTGGACTGGAGATTACATATTTTGCATTGGCAAATATTAGACAAAAGTATGGAATTAAAAGAAGCCTTGTTTTTTATGATACAGAAGTTTTAGATTGGATTAAAAAAAATGCTGATTTAAAAATAGATAAGCAAGTTGAATTGATAAAAAATCAACTTGGTGTAAATGTATCAAAAAAACAAATTATATCTGCTAGATCGCATTACGAAATCAAAAGCAGTGTTCATTTTAATTCAATTTTTACAAAGGAAATTATCGATTTTATTAAAAAACATAAAAACGATTATGACAATAAAACAATGGCACAAAAAATAAATGAAAAGTTCAATACTTTGTATACTCATGTTCAGATTAAACTTTTCAGACGTAGAAATAACTTGGAATACCGATTGTTTTGTAAAGAAGCTTTGGAATATATGAGAAATCATAATCAAGATAGTTATGAGCAGTTGAAAGATGATGTAAACAGTATTTTTGGGAAAAATTATTCATTGCAACAAATAAAAAGTGCTTGCTATTGGTATAAATTAAGAGGGTATCAAAAAAGGAGAGAAGTAGAATCTTTTTCTAAGCCAGATTTTTCAGAGAGATTAAGAAAAAGTAAAGCGGCAAGAATAGAGATTAAAATAAATGGAAAGTGGATTGCAAAATCAAAATATGTATATGAAAAATTGACTGGTAAGAAAGTTCAAGATGATGAAGTTGTTGTTTTTCTTGACGGTAATTTTAATAATTTTGATTTAGATAATCTTATGTGCGTAAAAAAAAAGGAACTAAGTTTTGTGAATGCATATTTAAATGGGACTTGTCAAAATAATGGAGAATTGACAAAATTCAAATATGATGTAGCAAAATTGAAATTGCAGATATGCGAAAAGCAAAGGCAGTTAAAAGAAAAGGCGGTGAAAAAATGAGCAGCAAAATTGATTTTAAGGTTGATATGCTTAAAGATATTAAAACAGTCTATAAAGAATTAAAGACAGAGCAGGAAAAGAAAATGGGGCTTGTTATGCGTGATTGTCGTAGAGATGTTCCGGCTGCTGTAGCAAAGGCTGTTTCAAAAAGATACAACCTAAAAACTTCTGAAATGAAGCCGCCAGCAGTAAAAGTGAATGTAGATAAAAACGGCAATAAATACAAGTCAAAAAAGGCTGTAGATGTAAGAGTTGACGGTGAAGATTTGGATTCAATGGCTATTGTTTATCGTGGACGCAGATTGACTGTTCAGCGGTTTAATATGAACCCGAAAAAGCCTGTCGGATTTACGGGGCGACCAGGACATAGGAAAAGAGCAAAAAAAGACATTCAAGCGACTGTTTTAAGAGGAAAAAGAAGCAGTGTAAAAATGAATGGGCATAGAACATTTATTGCGAATGTCCGGGGCGTTAATCAAGCAGTACACGCAAAAGAAGGTGATCGAAAAATTGATTTTATTGCAAAAACCTTGTCTGTTCCAATTATGGTTGATAACAAGGATGTAAGAAAAGACATAAACAAGGGAATAAATGAAACTGTTTCTAAAAGCCTTAAAAGACGGTATAAGGATTAAATAAATTACATTGAAAGGTGGTGATTATGAATGTAAAAATTAAACTTTGTGAAAATGGAAAGTTGCCAATGTATGCACATATAGGCGACGCTTGTTGTGATTGTTATGCAGCAGAAGATTTGACTATTGCTTATGGACAGTGGGCAAAAGTTAAACTGGGTTTTTGTTTGGAACTTCCGGAAGGTTATGAAGCACAGATAAGGCCTCGTTCTGGATTATCTTCTAAAGGTATTGTTGCAATACTTGGAACAATAGACAGCAATTATCGTGGTGAAGTGTGTGTAATTATTCAGAATAATAGTTTTGATGATTTTGAAATAAAGTTTGGTGATAGAATATGTCAGATGAAAATTGAAAGAGTTGATCCTATTGTTTTTGAGCAAGTAGAAGAACTATCAAAAACTAATAGAAATGATAAAGGCTTTGGTTCATCTGGTGTTTAACTGTCTACTAATCCATACATCGTCTACTTTTATAGACAATGTGAGAATGAGTGTGTTTTTGATGAAAATTTGCAAAAAAAAACAAGAAAAAAGCATGTTTTTTACTCATTTTTAGTGAATTTTAGTGAAATTTTGCGGTTTTTTGATAAAAAAGGTACTTTCCAAAGGTTAAAATGCTTTGTGGTTGGTGGGCCGCAACTTTTCGCTAGTTTTTGAAAAATTTTTTCGGAGTTTTTCGCTCGCTTTCAATTTTTGGAAATTGGCTTGAAAACCTTGCTTTTAAAGAAGAAAGTGTATTTTTGTATCTTAAAAAATGTGTTTCAAAACGAAATGCTTATAAAAAGAGGTGATTTTTTATGAAAAAACGAAAATCGAAAGATGATTTTAATTTTATCAATTCAAGGCTGAATCAGAATAAAAAAGAGGTGAATTTTTGCGGTTGCTCTATTACTGTTGATACAGTCAACAAAAGAGATTTGAACCGTATGCAAAGACAAAAACAAAAATTAAACAGGAAGGTGTGATTTTGGCTGAAAATCAAGAAAATCAAGACTGGCTTAAATGGCTTGCGGCGGTTATGCAGAACCGACTAAAAGGAAACGCTTATTTGGATTCTGAAAGAGGACTTGCTATCGGCAGCTTGTGCATAAATTTGAATCGGGAAATGTTCAGCTGGAGACGCTCCGATGTTGATACATTCTGGCTAGACGTTCAACTTTATACGAAATACAAACTTACAGATGAGCAGATTTCTTTTATTGAGAAAATGCAGGCTGGAATTGACCAGCACAAAGAACATTCCGAAGAGCGTAAGGCTTATGCGGAAATGATAAGAGGAATGACAAAATTAAAAGAATTGATGAAAGAAGAGTGATGATGTTTGGATTCTAAAAAAATTGGTGTGAGTGTTGCAGCTTCTTGGGCTTGGGGCACTGGTTTTATTGTGGGAATGGGAACAATGCAGGAAAAAGGATTGATTCCGTTTCTGATTTGGGGCGTTGCCAATATTTCAACGCTTGTTATTTTTGGGCTTTTGTTTAGAACTGGTGTTCTATCTGCAAAGTTATTCAACAGTAAGTGGGTAAAAGCAATAGCACTTGTTCTGCAATGCGTGATATTTGTACTGAACGCAAATGTTATCAACAATATCCTGTTGAAAGTGGGGATTAAAGAAGATGTAGCCTATTGGATCACCTGCGGAATAGGTGTTGTGTTGGTAATGTGTATGTACAAAAAAGGTCTTGTGGCAAGTATTTTTACAGATAATGTTCAAATGCTTATCACATATTTATTAGGTGGTTTACTTGTAATTATGGGTATCTGCTCTGGAGAGCGATATTCAATTCCTGTAAATGTTGACGGTGGAATTGGCTGGGCTGTCTGGTCCGCAACAATTCTTTTGACAAGTCCGATTGGTGATATGGAAATGTGGCAGCGTGCAAAAGCAGATGAACAGGGTAAAGCGTTCTTCATAGGTGCAGGAGTGTTTTCTGTTTATGTTCTGCTGATTGCGTTATGCAGCAACTTTGTCTTTACTCCAGCAATGAACTTGATTCTTTTAGGAATGATGATAGCAGTTTGTTCCGCAACTTTGGATTCTGTAATCGTTTGTTTTCACGAATGGAATAACAAGGACTGGGGAACAACTGTTGCACTCATTCTCTGCATTGTTTGGGGTGTATTCAAGCAAATGGGAATTATTGAACTTTGGGGTCAAATCGGAGTTGTAAGAGTTGCAATCTGCGTTTCAATTTTGATTGCCGGAATAATTACATACAAATCAGAAAAATGTCAAAAAATGTAAAAAAATGTTCCTGCCCTATTGACTATTATTCAATACTACAGTACAGTATATACAAGATAAACGAAAAGCCCGGTGCTAGGGCGATATAGCACAAGGAAAAAACAATGGATAAATTGATTTTGAACACGATGCGTGAAGGTTTCGCTATTGACCAGATTAGAGAAACAATGACAGTTGCAGGACTGCGTGATTTTCTTGAAGATTACGAAGACGAAACTCCAGTTTATTTGAGTTTTGACAACGGTTATACATACGGTGGTATAGACAAAAGTAACTTTGAATTTGAAGAAAATTATGATGAAGAAGAATAAATAAAATCCCAGCCGCCGGATAATAGGCGGCAAGGATAAGAAAATGGAAAAGATTAAGCTTTGGTGTATATTGATAAAAAATTTAGATAAAGGTTCCGAATGGGGCATTTTGTGTGATCCTGGATTTGATTATTGGGGTGAATCAGAAGAATATGTTGCAGGAAGTTTTAGTTGGGATGTCTCACCTGGGGTTGATGGTGGTGGGGCTTGTGCTTATAGTAAAACTTTAATGGAATGCTTGAGATGTTGTAATCCTTTCTGGCACTGGCGTTGGGAAGGCTGTGTAGATGTCCCTTGTCCTATCTGGCTTGCAAAATTATTATTTCTTAAAAAGACCTTACGTGATAATAAGCTTGCATATGAACGTGACCACCGAATCAAAATGGAATCGCCACTATTAAGCGGTCGGGATATAGACCGCTAGAAAAAGAAAGGACTGATTAAATGGAAATCGTAAAAATCGAAATGAATAAATTAAAACCACTTGAAAAGAATGTCCGTAATCACTCGGACATTCAAGTTAAGGAGTTTGTGCGAGCATTGAAGCAGTTCGGGCAGACTAGACCGTTTGTTCTTGATGAAGAGAATAACATTCTTGTCGGGAATGGAATGTATCAAGCAATGGTTGCAGCAGGTTTCAAAGAGGGCGACTGTTTCATTAAAACAGGGCTGTCAGAGTTGGAGAAAAAGAAGCTGATTATTTCAGACAATAAACTTTTTGAACTCGGACAGACTGATTATATTGTTACAGATGAGTTCTTAAAGGAACTTGTGCAGGCTGGTGATAATGATGTGCCGGGGTTTGAGCCAGATGTTTTGGCAAGTATTGTTTCAGCGACGGAGCAAGCGACAAAAGTAAATGCTGATTATGGAAATGTGGTTTCTACTGATTTTCAAGCGGTAGAAATTCCGCCTTGTATTCCAGATGATGAAGTTCCAGTTTCAAGTTTGCCACCTACAATGTCTGCTCCAGTAGTGGATCACGCTGAAATTAGAAGGACTGTTGTTTGTCCGCATTGTGGAGAAGAGTTTGAAATCTGATGAGCGAAAAATCGTAAAGCAAAATAAAGAGTGTGTAAAATGCTTGACGCTTTATGACAAGTGGGTTTTATATTCTGATTGTTGCGGATATTGCCGTTATCATAAAGTCTACTTGACCAGGCGGCAGGAGCAGAAAAGGCATTGCAGGTTAAAAAAGTGTGTGCATTTTAGGCGACCTGCTTTGAAATATGGTTTGAAAAAAGAGGGAAAAGATGAAAGAAAGATATAATGAAATACTAAGGCTTAAAGGTATGCTCGAAAAGGCAGGAATACCTTTTAGGTTTTCTAAAAGTTTTGGGGGCTATCATATTGTATATCCTAACAGTGCCTACAAAGTCTGTTCTGTTATAGAGCACGATGGTAGTTATGGATGTAGACAAGACTTGTTAGAGATTATGGGCTTGTTGACCAAAAAAGAAAAAAAAGAAGATGTTGTTCTTGGTTATCTTACGGCAGAAAATGTTTTTCAAAGAATTAAAAAACACTGGAGAAAATTAAAGAGGTAGAAGAATGAAATTTTTAACAGAAGACGCAAAAGAAAAAGTAAAGGAAATGAACTTCTGTATCATCAAGGGTGCAGATAATGATTATGCGAAAATAGATATAGAGGATGTTATTGAAACATACTTGGAAGACTGTTGCGAATTAAAAGAAAAGCCCGATTCTGAAATCGAAATAGAATTGTACAAATACTTGCCATTCGGTGAGTATACAAAGGGTCTTATTCTTGAAGATTTTATTGAGAGAATGGACGACTACCACAAGGGAGAAGCAACTTCATTAAATGAATTTCCCGATGAAGTCTTTGAACTAGAAAAGAAATTGTATGAAGCGGTAACAAAGAACTATCAAAGATTCTTTGGTGAGATTTTTGACACGATTAAGATTGACAT